CTCCACCAAATCCTAAAGCTAAAGTTTGTGTTCCACATCCTGCTAAACTACGTCTAACTATATTCATACTTCCACTTACTGTCCAACTTGTACCATTATATTCTTCTGTAGCACCAGTATTAGCTGTTGTATAACCACCAAATCCTAAAGCAGATGTTTGCGTTCCTGCACCTCCTAAAGAACGTACTGCAGTTCCTAAATTTCCTCCTGTTGTCCATGATGTTCCATCATATTCTTCTGTATTAGCAAGAACAACTGTTGTATATCCACCAAATCCTAAAGCAGAAGTTTGTAAACCTGCACCTGCAAGTAATCTTCTAGCTGTTCCTAAACTTCCTCCCGCTGTCCAACTTGTCCCATCATATTCTTCTGTGTTTGCAAGTACAGTTGTTGTAAAACCTCCAAATGCTAAACCTACCGTTTGCGTGCCAGCTCCTGCTAATTGTCTTCTTGCTGTTCCTAAATTTCCACCTGCTGTCCAAGTTGAACCATTGTATTCTTCCGTAGCTGCTGTTACAGCTCCTGTAGTTCCTCCAAAAGCCAGCCCCACTGTTTGAGTTCCACAACCTGCTTGTTCTTCTCTCGCCGTACTTAAACTCCCGCCGCCAGACCACGATCCTGGAATGATTTTAGTTGTTGATCTTGTAAATTCTTCTGTGGCTCCTGTAATAGATCCCGTTGAACCTCCAAATCCTAAAGCAGAAGCTTGGCTTCCTGATCCACCTAAATTATATCTAGCATTTCCCATACTATTATTAGTTGCCCAACTTGTTCCATCATATTGTTCTGTAGCTGCTGAAGCTGATCCTGTACTACCACCAAACCCTAAAGCAGATGTTTGTGTTCCTGCTCCTGCTAAACCAGTTCTTGTTGTATTTAAATTTCCCCCAGCTATCCATGAGGTTCCATCGTATTCTTCTGTGACTGCTGTAATAGTTCCAGTACTACCACCAAATCCTAACCCTGCAGTTTGTGTACCTGCACCTGCTAAAGCTACTCTAGCCGTAGTTAAATTTCCACCGGCAGTCCAACTTGTTCCATCGTATTCTTCTGTGGCTGATTGTACAACTGTTGTATTACCACCAAAAGCTAAAGCTACTGTTTGAGTACCTGCTCCTGCTAAACCACGTCTAGCTGTTCCTAAATTTCCACCTGCTGTCCAAGTGGAACCATCATATTCTTCTGTGGCATCTGTATTGACTGTTGTAAAACCTCCAAAAGCTAAAGCAGATGTTTGAGTACCACAACCACCAAGATAACGTCTTGCTGTATTTAAATTACCTCCAGCTGTCCAAATAGTACCATCGTATTCTTCTGTTGCATTAGTTACAACTGTTGTAAGGCCACCAAATGCTAAAGCAGATGTTTGAGTACCTGCTCCTCCTAATTGACGTCTCGCTGTAGATAAACTCCCGCCGCTCGCCCAAGCTCCAAAATTACCAAGAACAGTTTTAAATGTTCCGCTTGTTGTATTGTAATAGATTTGTCCTTCAGTATCCGTAGATGTAGGATCTGATGAATAATTCTGTACATATTTACCAAAAATTTCTTTGTATGTTGTCATGATACTTTTATAACCCTAGTTTGTAATCCTGATGTGTATTCTTCTGTGGCTGCTGTTATACCTGTTACTGCATTTCCACCAAAAGCTAAAGCTGCTGTTTGAGTTCCTGCTCCACCTAAAGAATTTCTAGCTGTTCCTAAATTTCCTCCTACTGTCCATGTTGATCCATTATATTCTTCTGTGTTAGCTCCTCCAAACGCTAGAGCTAAAGTTTGCGTTCCTGCTCCTGCAGGAATATATCTAGCTGTTCCAAGGTTTCCTCCCGCTGTCCAAGTAGTTCCATCGTATTCTTCTGTGTTTACAGCGCTAACTGTTGTAAAACCACCAATAGCTAAAGCAGAAGTTTGTAGACCACAACCTGCTATATATCTTCTTGCTGTAGCTAAACTTCCACCTGCTGTCCAAGAAGTTCCATTATATTCTTCTGTGGATGATTGATTTACTGGAGGATAAGTAGCTCCTCCAAAAGCTAATCCTACAGTTTGTGTTCCTGCTCCTGCTAAACTATATCTTGCTGTAGTTAAATTCCCTCCTGCTGTCCAACTTGCTCCGTCATATTCTTCAGTGTTTGCAACTTGTGTTGTTGTATATCCTCCAAAAGCTGCAGCAACAGTTTGAGTTCCACAACCTCCGAGATAACGTCTTGCTGTTCCCATATTACCCCCTGACGTCCAACTCGTTCCATCATATTCTTCTGTGGCTGTTGTGTTAACCCCTGCTGTAGTTCCACTAAAAGCCAAACCAGCAGTTTGCGTACCTGCTCCTCCTAAAGCTCTTCTAGCTGTAGCTAAATTTCCACCACTCGCCCACGTTCCGCCAGTCTGATAACCTTTTAATTGTGCTGTAGTGCTGTTATACCAAATTTGTCCTGTCTCTGGATTTGTAGGATCTGTTGATACTGACTGTATCGCTGTGCCTCGTATTTCTTTAAAGGTTGTCATTTCAAACCTCCCTTAATTATTCTGTAATAGCCAACCTTGTGTTGCATCAACGTATACAAGTGTAAATCCTGCTCTTTCTGTTGCCACCGTTAAGTCTGTCGCCGAACCTTGAATAGGATTACCATTTCTAGCTACAGTAAAATTATTAGTATCAAACGTTCCATTATAATCTACGAATGAAATGAAATCTCCAAGTGTTGGAGAAGATGGAAGTGTCGCTGTAATTACACCACCTGATGTATTTATAAAGTATCCTTCTTTTGCTGTTACAGTAAGACTTGATGTTACTACCGGTTGCCATGCAGCTCCACCTGATACAGTTGCAAAAGATAATACACCTGAACCATTTGTTGTTATAACTTGATTGGATGTTCCATCTGTGACAGGCAATGTAAATAAACTTATTGTTTTTAACTGTGAATTTACATCTGTAACATTAGTACCATCAGAATATAATAATTTTACACCTTTATCAGCTGCTGCCCATGTAGCACCTGATCCTGAAGTTGTTTTAAATGTAACTGCAAAAGAGCCTGATGTTGAATTTTTAACAGTGTAAACTTTTTCAATACTATCTGGAATAATAACATTAACTGAAGAAGTTAAAGTTCCTGTTAAATCTAAAACAGCATTTTTACCGTTTGATAATGCACCATTAGTAAAAGCTAAAGTAGCACCTGTTGTTGCATTTAATGAAACTGATTCATAACCAGCAATTGATTGCTGTAGAATATTTAAATTTGTATTTGTAATATCTCCCCATAATCCGGCGTTCTCGCCAGTGACCATGAGTTCTAGTTTAAGGTCTGTAGAATAACTTGATGCCATATTAATCCTATTTTATATTTATGCGGCTGTGTTAATTTCCGTCCAAGTTGCAGGAGTACCGGTATTAACAACTGTCCAAATTTGATTATTAATACTATTTAGTGATATAGTCAACGTATTTCCTGTCAAACTTACAGTAACATCAGTAAAACTTGTAACAGAATTTAAAGAAGATGTTAAATTTTGGCCTGTTAAATCAACTAAAGTTATAGCATCTGCATTTACTGAATTTAATACAGCTGTCATTTCTTGGCCTGTAACAACGCCAAATCCGTCTTGTGTTATTGCAACATTTACACTATTTAAATTTAAAGTTAATTGTTGACCAATGACTGCAACATCGGGTCCTGGATCTACATTTCCTAAAGTTGTAGTTAAAGTTGTTCCAGTAACATCTGCATTTGCATTAGCTAATGGAGTTACACTATTTAATGTTATAGTTAATTCTTGTCCGGTAACACTTACATTAGCATCACCTGTTAATGATACACCGTTTAAATTTAAATTTAATTGAGTTCCTGAAAGAAAAGCATCAGGAGATGGATCTACTTCTCCTAAAATTGTTGTTAATTCTGTGCCTGTTAAAATTACACTAGAACTTAAAGTAATGGTTACACTATCTAAATTAAGAGTAAGCTGTTGACCTGTAACTTCAACTGGAATGTTTTCATTCCACGCGCCTTGTCCCCAGGTGCCCCTACCCCAACCGTCAACAATAGCCATGTTAAACTCCTATTATCCGGAGATTCTTAAAATAGCTGCTGATGATGTATCTGCTGGGAATTGAACTGTGAATGTTCCAGCCGTTGCAGTTTTATCTCCACCAAAATCTAATACGGCAACTACTGCATTTGAGTTTGATGTATTGTAAATCAAACATCCTGCTGCAGTTAAAGTAACTCCTGTAAAAGATATATCTGCAAAATCTATAAATGCAACTCCTGAAGAAACTAAAGGTGATATATTTGTTAAAACTCCACCACCTGTTGTATACTGACCAGTGTTTGCAACTTCATTTGTTGAAGTGTAAACAGTTGTTGCAGAAGTAAAAGATGCTGCAGAAGTGTATAGAGCAAGTTTAAAAACATTACCCGTAGTAGCTGTAAAATTATGACCACCTTCTAGTAGTTGTTGTTTAAAACTATTTGCAATTGCATTTCCTGTAAACGCCATATTTATCTCCTAATTATTATCCTTGTTTTTGAATCTGAGGTGAACCTTCTTGGAATTCATCTCGTCTTCTTCTTCCCATTTGTTCAATAGAGAATCCTTGTAACGCCGATTGATACTTTTGTTCATAGAACTGAATCATATCAGCAGGACCCTTTAAAAAACCATACGCCTCAACAAGGCATGCATATAATAAACCAGAGGGAAATTGCTGACTTAAATATGTTGTCGAATTACTAGCAGATAAACCAGCCGGCTTCAAGGTATAATTTAACTGCATTGTGTAATTAATATCTGGGGTAGGAGCTACAATTAATGTCTGTTCATCCCAATAACTAAAGTATTTAGGTAATCCTTGTGCTTGAGTATTATTATATTCATTAATAAATCCGGTATCTCTATACTCTACTTGATAATATTCTCCTCCACTTAATATCTGACATTCTCTTATAATTAAGGTTTGATCTGTTAAAAGAGGTGTACTTACATATTGTTGACCTGCAATAATAGAAGCTGTTGCATAGGCTCTATTATTATCAGAATCTACATCTCTTTGAATTCTCCATTCAGCATCTAATATAAATCCATTAACAATAGTAGATGTAAATACATTTGCATCCACTTCCGTATAATCTCTAATTTTTTGAACGAGTTCTGTGTATGTCATATTAAGCTTTTAATGTTACTGGGCCTGCAGAACATTGTGCCCCGCCGCCAGATACATTTCCTGTTGTTGCTGTATCTGTACTCTGGAAAAAGAAATAATTCAATGGATCTCCAACAATACCAAATGAATCAATTTTTCCAACTGTAATCGTAAAACCATTTGCATTTGAAATATCTGTAACACCATCAAATGAAGGTACTAATTCAAATGAAGTCTCGCGCGCGGGCGTGCCCGGGATCACTACTTCTGGTGGTCCTCTAAATCTAACAACATTACCAGTAGATCTTCCATGGTCTTCTGAATAAACATTAATATAAGTATTACCTGCATATTTAATTGTAATAAAAGGATCTGGAGTTAATTCAATAATAACAGGTGGTTCTATTCTATCAGGATGTGCATATTGTAATCCTTCAGGATCTGAATTATGTGGTTTAGGTTCAAGTTGTGGGTGTTTCTTTTCATATTCAGAAATATGTACCCATGATCCATTCCATTCTTGAACCATTTCTTGATATGGAAATCTTTGACCAGAACGGTCTGAGATCATATATGCATATTTTCCGTTTGATAGATTTCCCATTATGCGCTCGGATAGTAAGTTTTAGGTGTAATGAATGAACTTGAAGAAGAGCCATCACTGTCTAGTGCTCTTAATAATTCATCCTCATATAATAATTTCATTTCTTGTCCACGTTGTGGTGCAAATTTAACTGCTAAATAATAAGAAAGTCCTGCACACATACACGGAACAAATCTATATGGAACGTTTGTAATATTTGTATAAGCTCCAACATCTTGAATTCTTTTTGCATAGTAATAATGCATTACGTTATTCACCTGATCTGATCCTGGTGTTAAATATAAAGTAATTGTAATTTTATCTATAAATCTTTGTACCCAATACTGAGTTGGTTGACCTTGTGAATATTTAGAAGATAAAGAATTGTAAACTGATCTACTTATTTTTGTAAGTGGAAAATCTGCAACGGGTACTTGTTGTGTATTT